TTTAACTAAATCTCTCTTAAATTTCATATCTAACTCTTAATATGAATTATAACAAAAGTTTGCACCAAAAGTCAAGAAGTATTTTTGACAGGTGTTATTAAAATGAGGTAGCTGAGGTTTCAAATGTATATAATGCATATCGTATAGCATCTGCCATATGCGATGCTCCATCGTGTTTTGGTCTTTCTTTCATTAAATTTGGATTTGGATCCCATTGATACTGGTCTAAAGCAATTAATGATTCTCTACATTTTTGATCGACAATAAGTTGGTCATTATCAACTATTCCTGCTACATGTCCAATTCCATCTAATACTGATTTCTTTGCATTGATAGTAGTAATATCATAATTTTGTGCAAAGTCAAATCTTGTTTGTTGAGCTGCAGAGTCAATGTATATCCAATCAATATCCCATTTTTCAATTAGTCCTCTTATTACTGCAGCATGTTGTTCAGTTGTTCTTTCAGAGTCTAAGTATTCATCTAGTAAATAGTATTTCTTTTCATCCCAATCATAAGCAATTACACAAAAAGCTGTGGGATCTTTGTATCCTACGTCAAGTCCAGCAAAGACATCCATATTTCGAGTTTCAAAATTAGTTAAATCTGCAATACAATTTTCATGATTGAATGACCATATCTGTCCTTCGTACACATTAAAGTCTGCCATATATTCTTGAGCAAACTCATTCTCTGACATTGTTTTCTTTGCTTCTTTAATATCATCATCTGATACACGAGGATTTTCATGATAAGTAGCTTTTATACTACACCATTCTGGAAACTCGTCAGAGTATCCTCGATAATAAAATTCTGCAAAGTAATTATTTCTTCCTCGAGGAGTAGATATAAAGATTGCTTTTGAATTATCCTTATCTAGTGTAGGACGAAGTGCAACATTGAAAGCGTCTCTTCCATCTGTTAAAGCAGCTTCATCGAATATAATAAGATCGTAACTTCTACCAACTACTGAGTCAACTTGATTGATTGATCCCATTCTTATAGTAGAATTATTACTAAGTTCTATGACTTTATCTTTTGCATTATCACGAAGTACTTCTAGGTCAAAGTGTTTAATTAAACTTCTCTGCAAATCAAAAGAAATTTGTGATAGTGAATAATTTGGTGACATCAATAATACATGAGAGTTTGGTACTAAACAAACTAACTGTCCTATGATATTTGAAATATAAGTTTTGCCCTGCCTTCGTGAAACAGCAGCACATACAAAACGATATTTGGGATTATTAATTGCATTGATAATTGCATTTTGAGAAGTGTTTGGATTTATACCTAACAAATCCATATAACCATTAATAGGTAATTTAATAAATCTATTTTCGGACTCAAAGTCCATCAGATAGTCTTTTTCAACATCCGCTCTACTAATGTCTATCAATGTAATGTCTCGTGTTTAAATGGGTTATCGGGATCGGAAGATTTTAAAATATTATTTTCTTCCGCTAGGTTTAAGAGGTATAAATAGGCACTGCAAATTTTTGCATATTGTTTTTCTGCGGCAGATAAATCTACTCCTTTTACTTCCTTTTCAGTAAGCCTGTGAAGAGCGGAATGTGTTACAGTTCCAATTTCATCTAACCAAGCTTTTCTTGTATCAATTGTGGGAATTGTCATTTTCTTCTTTTTATACCTCTAACATATTTTTGTGATTTAGGTGGCATCTTTTTTGAACCGCCTTTACCAGCCCAGAATACTTTATTGGCCCAGTATGCCGCTGAAGACTTACCTTTTGCAATATTTTTTCTATGTCTGGCTTTGAAACTTTTTCGCGCTTCGGGACTATAATTATGCCCCATGCCCTGCGCTCCAAAACGAATTATTTTTACTTTACCACCTACTCTAACAGCTACTACTGCTTTTTTGGTTTTATGCTTTGGAGTGCGTTTAGGTTTATTTAACCTTGTTAGACCTGCTCTCTTTAGTCTTGCTTTTTCTGCGTTTGTTAGTGCCATTTTTTAATGCCATATTTACGACTTTTGTAAGTCGTCCTGCTTTCATAAATTTGTGAAAGTCTTCGTATATAAAGTTTATCTACGTCTCCTTCCTCTTCCGAGTATTTTTGAGTGAGCAGTTCTTCCGCCTCTAAATGAAGCTCTTTTTGGATTTGCTGTTTTACCAAATCTTGGGCCGATAGCTTTCGGGCTTGAAGCGTATCTAAATGCTTCTATACTACCAGGATTCTTACTGTTAACAGTAGTTCCAGCAGCTGCATTCATGTCCCTAGTGACTCCTCTATTGAGTCTATGTTTACGGATCTTCTGAGTATTGTGAACACCAGTTGGTCCGCTTAAAAATGAACCTGTTCTTGCCATGTCATTCTCCTAATTGCTTGCACTTTTTCTAGTGCTATTTAAATAATTTTTTAAACTTGTTTTATTGTGTACAGTATTCGGTAACTTTAAAAGTTTTCGGATTTTTCTATTTTCTTTTAGTCTACTTTTAGTTCTTTTTCTAAGTTCTTCTAAAAGTATATTTAAAACAAAAAGATTTTTTAATAGATCTTCTCTTTTCATACGCTTCCTTGTAAGGAGTTTAGCGTTTCTTTCTACTAGTTCTCCTTTTCTTGCTTCTTTTAGTGAAAGTCGAAACATAAGTAGGTTTGCCTCCTGGATTACCTGCTTTTCTTTTTCTTCGTATCGCTGAACGAATTTGAGATTTAGTCATTCTTCGTGCTTTACTAGCAGGTACACATTTTGGGTAACCGCTTTTGCTTTTTCTTGCTGAAGCTCTGCCGCAAGGTTGGTATCCTCCACCTTTCTTAGGTCGAGATAAATCTACCCAACCTTCTTTAAACCATTTAGTTAATCCACCTTTTGGTTTAGCCATCTTGATGGTGATCCATCTCTCCGTCTGCAATATAATTTGCAGCTGAGACTACTTCATATTCTGAAATTGCTATTTTATTTGTAAACCAAGTAGGTAAATCCGCTTCTGGATTTGTTAAGTGGTCTAAAATCATTTGAGAATGTGAGATTATAGTTTTACAAGATTTAATCACAGATGCTGCATCAGTATGCCCATCTTTTTCTATTATAAATTTTCCGTTACCTAGTAATTTTCCTTTCATTTTGATTTACTTTCTGCTTCTATCATTTTATCTTTGATATCTACAGTGCCGTCCCAGTTTTTGTCTTTTCCTGAGATAATGTTCCATAGTTGAACAAATTTAATTTTAATAAATTCTATCATCTTTTCTTTTTCCTCGGCACGCTCATTCTATATCTTCCTCCGCGTGCTTTATAAGTTTTTACTAACCATCCGTTTGCATAGGCCGACGGATACACCTTAAATCTTCGCTTTGCTTCAGCTTTTACTTGCGCATAAAGTCTTGGATTTGTTGGTACAGGTTTCTTCTTACCTACGCTTTTTCTTCTTTTTCTTACTGCCATTCTTTTTATATCCAGAAGCATATACTGCTCTACCTTGGGCTTCTGCCTCTTTCTTAGTGCGGTAAACCTTTCCTGATTTACCCCACTTATACCCGCCTTTAACTTTTCTTACTGGCATATCTTAATTCCATTAGTCTTGCCCTGTCTTGTTGTATAATTACAGGTGCTGGAGCCTGATTGTTTCGGCCTTTCGAGTACGAAGGATGCGACCATAAATATTCACATTTCTCTTGGCTATCGTTTCTACGTGCCACAAAGTCATCAATCACGTCTAGAGTTAGGTCACTCACTACGTAAAGAATCACCTCCCAAGGTTCAATGTTCCAATTCATTTCCATCAATGTAAGCATATCAGAATCGAAGGGAACAATCTTTGTTTTTCCTTGTATAAAACTTTCGTAACTCCAAGGGCATACATTTTTTATACGTCTGAAATAATGTAACCAAACCATATAGTTTGGAATAATACTATCCTCTGGATCGTTTTTTCTTTCCACGCTTTTTCTTCTTTTTACCATGCATTGGCATAAGTCATTTCCAACGTCCTTCCGGACACTCTGCCCATCTTATTTTAGTTTTGAGGGGCATGAAACAGTGACATATTTTACAAGTCTTCCAAAATTTATTATATTTTGGACACTGCTGACAAATTTTTAACCTCTCTTGATGAGGTTGTTTCTTCATCTTAAAGAACTCGGTAATTTGTTTCGTCTTCGTCTTTGTAAATTTCTTTTCTTTGCCAATATAATTTTTTGTCTTGGCGATAGTTCATTGTCTACAGTTGCTTTATCTTCTACTGCTGATGCTTCTTCTAATGCTTTTTTAATGTCTTTCTTCATGACATTCTCTTTAAAGCAGCTTTTGCAGATTCCTCTGATACAAAGCCATGTTCAACACCCTTCAGTACAAAAAACCAACGTGGTTGTTTTCCACTTTCGTCTAATTTAATTTCTGCACTTTTTACTTTTGGTGCTTTTTTAATATCTTTCTTTTCGTATTCAAATTCCATTTGTTTCTCCTATCCGTGCATTGTCCATATTGTTAAAAATACGGTAGCTCCGCCAACTATTATTGCTCCTGCTACACTTATCATTATCGTTTCAATGCGTTTGACATTTTCATCTATGTCGTCAAATCTTTTAAACGCAGTCTTCCACCGTTCTGCACAAACGGCTTCGTGTTTTTCTAGGTTCGCTGCTACTTCTTCTACGTTCATTAAGTTTTTCCTAACCACCTTGTTGGTTCTATCTCCAACTATTTTTAAATTATATCAAAATATGTACCTGAAGTCAAGTACTATTTTTGTATGGTATATATTTTGACGGGTTCCGACTTTCCTTTGACCGTAACTTCGTCAAGGAATTTGTAGTCGTAACCGTCAACTAAACTGTATTCGGATATGATTAAATCCGTATTATACTCTTTGCAACTTGACTCTAGTCGAGCAGCAAGATTGACAGAATCCCCAAGGACACTATAATCGAAGCGATTACTACTGCCAAAGTTACCAACCACGCAGAGTCCTGTGTTGATTCCCGCTCCTGTATTAATTTGATCCAGGCCTTCTTCTCTGAGGGTGTCATTTAATTCTCCTAAAGATTCTTTCATTTCAAGAACCGCTTTGGTAGCATTTTCAACTTGTTGGTCATCATCAAGTGGCGCTCCCCAAAATGCCATGATACAATCACCCATGTATTTATCGATTGTACCACCATGTTTTAAAATTATCTGAGTCTGATTATCTAAAAATCGATTAATCAGAGTAGTCAATCCTTGAGGGTCTGACTGGTATTTTTCCGAGATTGGAGTAAATCCCCTGATGTCAGAAAAAAGAAAAGTGAGTCGTTTTGTCTCCCCACCCAATCTCAGTAATGTTGGGTCTTTTTGTAATTTTTTCACAAGGTCTGGACTTACGTATGTCCCGAATTGTTGTTTGATTCGAAGTTTCTGACGATACTCGGAAAGGAAACTCAGGAATGTCTGAATACTCCAATACAAAATGGAGAGTATTACGATTCCGCTAACGTCAAACAAGTAAGAAGATTCATATAATTTTAGGCTTCCATAAATTGACCCACCTAGTATTAATATTAAGGTAGGAACGGAGTACCATACAGACCTTGAGAGGAATGCAATAAGTAGTAGTGCAAGTAAAGCTCCCGATAGCTCGGCTCCAGTAGCCCAAGTAGGGGTAGAAGGAGCACTACCAGTGATAAGATTATGTAATATGTTTGCTTGTATTTCATGTGGATACTTTGCTCCTGCGGGTGTCGGTACTGGGTTGCTTATACCTTCTGCTGTAGTACCAAAAATAACAAAAGGTGCTGGTATAGGATTTTGTAAATACTCTAAACCAGTTTGTTTATAAAATTTAGTGTTCCAATTTAAGTAGATGCGTGCATTTGCATCTGTGTTCATAAGTGGATAACTTGGAACGCGTATCCACTCAATACCTTCTGGTGTTGTTTTTAGCTGGTACGAAGGATCGTTTACGGCGACTCTTAAGAGTTCCAAGGCGAAAGCTGGGTAAAGTTTTGACTGGACGTTTACGACCAAGGGTATTCTTCTTGTTACCCCGTCTACCTCCGGTGTAGCGGTTATCAGTCCTAACCCCTTTGTTTTTGACGCCAGTGTAGACGTTGTAGGTAAAATTCCTGGATATTGATATAGCCATGGTAATGGATCTCCTCCTAACTGGGCTGTTCCCACGTGTGGGTTAGTTCCAGTAACTTGCGTCGATGCTGCACTAGCAAGGACTGTAGAATTATTTTTCATTCTCATAGCAAAGTAGTCATCATAATCTTTGCCACGTAAGTCGGGGTTTGGCATAAGCACTGTAAAACCCGCTATGGAACCATTCGGATTTGAAATTAAGTCTCCATACAACGAGCGAGGCAACGGCCATCCCCCATACACCTTAAGTAAATCTTCGTCAAGGTCTACTA